CTACATCAAGAATTGTATTTGCTGATACAGGCACTTATAGTCTTACTTTTTCAATTCAATTTACAAATACTAGCACTGCATTAGGATCAACCCAAGTTTGGCTAAAGAAAAATGGCACAAACATTGCTGATACTAATTCGCATTATGATGTTCCTGATAAACAAGGAAGTGCTTTTTCATCAGAAATATTAACTGTCAATTTTGTTTTTGATATTACTGCAAATGATTATGTTGAATTATATTGGCAAACTACTAATGCAAGTGTATCTATACAAACCATAGCGGCAAGTGGTGGATATCCAAGAACACCATCAGTTATCTTTACTGCAACACAAGTTGCTTATGCAATATCTGGATTCAGCGGTTATTCAGGATTCAGTGGGATATCAGGACAAAATGGCGCATCAGGAATATCAGGCTATAGCGGGTTTAGTGGAAGCGGGGTTTCTGGCTGGTCAGGTTATTCTGGATCAGGCATATCTGGCTACAGCGGTTTTAGTGGTTCAGGAATAAGTGGCTATTCAGGCTTCAGTGGTAGTGGCATAAGTGGTTACAGCGGTTACTCTGGCAGTGGAATTTCTGGCTGGTCAGGCTATTCAGGCGCAGTTGGCGCTAGCGGAATTTCAGGCTACAGCGGGTTTTCTGGAACAAACGGAAGTAATGGCGCGTCAGGAATTTCAGGATACTCCGGTTACTCTGGAAGTGGCATAAGCGGTTATTCAGGCTATTCTGGTTCAGGTGTGTCTGGTTGGTCAGGCTTCTCTGGTTACAGCGGAATTGGAACATCAGGCTACAGCGGTTACTCTGGAGCGGTTGGGGCATCAGGTTTATCCGGTTTTAGCGGTTATTCAGGATCAGGGGTATCAGGCTATTCAGGCTATTCAGGTTCTGGTGTGAGCGGTTATTCTGGCTTCTCTGGCTACTCTGGAAGTGCATCAAGTATTGTAAGCAAAATGATCTATGATCAATTTACTTCAACTGCTTCACAAACAACATTTACAACATCTGCAACATATACTTCTGGCAAAATTGAAGTCTATTTACAAGGTGTTAAAATGGTAAATGGTGTTGATGTAACTGTAACTTCTGGAACTAGCGTGGTATTTGGAACTGCATTGTTAGTATCGCAAAGGGTTGATTTAGTATATCCAATTTAATAAAGGACAATAATGGATAAGATAACACAAGATGCTTTGGCATACTTTAAGCAACATGATCCACAACATTATAGATTTTTATTAACAAACAATTATGAACGAGCAGTTTTTCTAAAGGGTGATCCAGTTTATCCTAGAGAAGCTTGTCGTTATCTTTGGGCTAATAGAAATCTTAAAGAAAATTTATTAGGACAATCTGTTCTTGAAATAGGATGTTCTACTGGATATGGGTCACAATTTCTTCCTAATAATATTAAATATTTAGGATTAGATTATGATCCTATCATTATTGGGGTCGCAAACGAACAGGAATGGGGCTTAAACACATCTTTTGTTCATGCTGATATCAATACCTTCCCTTTAGAACAATATGACACCATAATCGCTTTTGAATTAATTGAACATCTTGATAATGGACTAGAAATAGCCCAAAAGCTAAAAAAGCATTGCAAACGCCTTTTATTGACAACCCCACATAATGAACCTAAAGGTTTTTGGGGTGAACATCATAAACTTCACGAATTAAACGAATCACATTTCCCAGACTTTCATTTTAATTATATTAATGAACATGGCTATATTTCAGATATGCCTAAAGCAATGAATGATCAAAACAAATTTAATCTTATGATTATGAGGTGGGACAGTGAATAAGATTTTATGTTCTGTTTCGACTAGGGGTCGATACCATACAACCTTACCATTAACTTTAGAAGCCATTATTAATCAAACAAAGCTTCCAGATAAGCTAGTTATTTTTGATGACAATGATGATCCACAAGATATGCGAAAAGAATTAGTCTATGGCTACTTTTTTCAAATGCTAGAAATAAAAAAGGTTGAATGGGAATGGATTTATGCTGGTAAAAAAGGTCAGCATCATAATCATCAAATGGCTAACACAATGGGATTTGATTGGGTTTGGCGTGTGGATGACGATGCAATACCAGAATCTAATGTATTAGAACGACTATCATCTTTTATTTATGATGATATTGGTGCAATAGGTGGTGCAATATTAACCCCACCCTTACAATTTGAAAAGTTTAATCCTACAGGCAAACTAGAAAACATTGATGTAGAACCTAACATTCAATGGTCGCCTATTAAAAAAATTCAAGAAGTTGAACATCTTCATTGTTCTTTTCTTTATCGTGCTGGTGTGCATGATTATTGTTTAGGATTATCCAGAGTAGCCCATAGAGAAGAAACATTATTTACTTATGGCTTATTCCAAAAAGGATATAAGATTTTAGTTATTCCAGATGCAACAACTTGGCATCTTAAAAACCCCAATGGTGGAATACGATCAGAAACCAATCAAAAACTTTATGAACAAGATGAATATATTTATAGAAACATCATAAAACATAAAGACAAAACAATTGTAATATTAGATTGTGGCATGGGTGATCATATTGTATTTAGTCATGTATTGCCAGACATTAAAAATCCAGAAGTATTTACTTGCTTTCCAGATATTGTAGCTGGGCGACCAATTTCAGAAGCCTATGCTTTATTTGGAAATCTTGATCAATATAATATCTATGGAAAGATGTGCGAATGGAAATGGACTGATTCCATAGAAAATGCTTTTAGGAAGTTTTACACATGATTATTATTAGCCCTTATTCAAAAACTTTAAGGAATGGAAAGATTAATCCAAAGAACTATCCTTACTGGAAGGAACTTATTAGACTGATTGATGAACCTATAGTTCAAGTTGGCATAGAAGGTGAAGAACAATTAGTTGATGACTTTAGAAAAAATTTATCTTTATCAGAATTAAGAAAACTTATTCAGGAATGCAGAACTTGGATAAGTTGCGATTCTTTTTTTCAGCATTTAGGCTGGGATGAGAAAAAGCGTGGTATAGTTTTATGGTCAGTATCTGATCCAATAATCTTTGGTCATGCTGAAAACATCAATCTTTTAAAGGATAGAAAGAATTTGAAAGATCAATTCTTATGGTGGGAACACACAGAATTTGATGAAAATAAATTTGTTTCGCCTGAAAAAGTGATAGAATGTCTGCATCGTGAATTCTAAAGAAACGATAGATGATTTATTCGATTTTCTACAGAATAAGACAATCAAAAATATTGGGGCTGATTCTTGGGATAATAAAAATTATTTGGTTATTTTATTATCTGATGGGTCTTGTGCTTATATATCTAGCCCTGACAGTCTTTATCTTGCCATTGAAAGGCATCTTATTAATTAGTAGAAAGAAATAGAATGGACATGAATTTAATTATCAACATCGTATTGGGTGTTGCCTTGTCAGTAGGTGGTTGGTTTGTTAGACAAATGTGGGATGCAGTTCAAAATCTCAAATCAGATATCCAAAGAATTGAAGTAGAATTACCCACAAGTTATGTTCGTAAGTCAGACCTTGATGCAAGATTTGATCGTTTAGAATCCGCATTAGATAAAATATTTGAAAAGTTAGATACCAAATTAGATAAGTAAATGCCCTTAAAAAATAAGAGCAATAGAAAAGAATATTTAAGGGCTTGGAAAGACAAGAACCGAGAAAAGAATTTATACCAGCAAGCTAATTACAGATCAAGAACTAAAAACATTCCATTTGATATTGAAATATCAGATATAATCATTCCTGAAATATGCCCTATCTTGGGGCTTCCTTTAAAAAAATCCATAGATGGTAATAGAGATTTAAGCCCTAGTCTTGATAGAATAGACAACAATAAAGGCTATATTAAAGGCAATATTCAAGTCATATCATCTAAAGCTAATACCATGAAACATAATGCTGACAAAACAGATTTAATTAACTTTGCAAAATGGGTAAGGAAAATTTATGAGTAAATATTCTGAAGCTGGGAAAGGTTCAACCAATAAGCTTAAACAAAAGAAAGCTTTTGATAATGGTTACGATAATATCAAGTGGGAAAAAGAAGAAGAATCAGAAAGCACTTGGGATGAAGATAGAATGGATATTATTGGGATCAATGGCAATACTGGCGAACATTATATTAAATAAAAAAGGGGCATTTTAAGCCCCTTAATTATTGGTAAATACCGATTTTCTGAAGAACGCTATTCACCCATAAAAGTATATATAAAATATATACTATTTATTCATAACATACATAGTAACTTCAAAACCAAATCTCATTTCTTGAACTGCTGGAGTTGTCCACATAGTATATATCCTTTTATTATCCAAGCAATTTGCCTGTAAATACAAGATTATCTGTTTATGCAGACAAAACCATCAGTAAAATCATTAAAATGGCAAGTCAGTTTTATCTTCTTGCTTTTGACCAGCACCATCTCTAGGTTGTGGCACTTTCATTTGAATCCAGCCATCAAAATTGATAGGCAATGATTCAATTAATAATGCAGTTCCACCATTTTTAGAATCCATAGCAACGCCTACACGATGCCA